CTCGAGCGGCGGTCCGGTGGTCGCGCTCGAGGGTACGGAGCAGCTCAACCGTGCGGGCGCGACGGGCGTGCTCGCGTGGGGCGTGGCTACCTGACGCTGACCGACCTACTCGGCGCGGTCGGCGCGGCGCTCGTGCTCATCGTGCACCACGTGCTCGCAGAGCGGCGCGTGCGGCGCGTTACGGAGGCGATCGACCGTCTGACGTCGGCGCTCGAGCGACGCGGCAGCGACCCGTAGGGGCGGCGCCCGGCGCCGCTCCGAAGGTGCTGCCACCACGGCGCCGGGCGCGCCCGGGAAGGCGTACGCTACCGGCAGCAGACGCCGCGTCCGAGCGGCGCCTCGAGGGTCCGCCACCCGCGCGCCACCCGCGGCGGCACGTTTCCGCAGGTCACGGCGTCGCGTCGGCATAACTGCCGATTATGCCGGGTAGACCCGTCACGTACCCTGACCTGCGACTATCCGATACTGACCCTGCCGCTGTACCCTCAGATTCCGCCACCTAACCGGGTGCGCGCCACCTGATCCGCCACTCGGACATTCGAGGCGGATCACCTCCGAAGGGATACAGCGATGACGGTCAAGCTCTCAAGACTCACCCCGCACAACGTGCGGGCGCTGCGCGAGACGTGCAGCGATCTGTGCTCGACGATCACGAGCACGTCGGCGACGTTTCACGGCGACGCCGATCAGGCGCTGACGGCGCTACGGCGCCGGGTGCGCGAGCTGAAAGAGACGCACGGCGCGAGCGGGCACCCGGTCGCGTCGCTGCACGCGCCGCTGCGCAAGCTCGACGTGCTCTCGCGGGAGGCGGCAGACGCCGCTATCGAGCAGCGCCGTCTCGAGCGCGAGCGGTGCGGGTGGTGCGGCGAGACGCTCGAGGCGTGCACGCGCTGCCGCTCGTGCGAGCAGCACGGGAGCATCGTCGACGGTACGTGCCTGACGTGCGGCGCCGTTTGGGACGAGGAAGCACGAGCTGCGGCGCTCGAGCGTGCACGCCGCGAGGCGTACGCGGACGCGATCGGCGAGGCGCTCGAGCCTGCCGACGAGACGACCGTGCACGTGCCGCTCGACGCGTCGACCGCGCTCGAGATCCTGCGGGCGCTCGACGTCGCGTGCGGTACCGGGTACGTCGAGGGCGAGACGCGCGCCGTACTGCTCGGCACGCTCGGCGCGATCCGCGACGGCGTGATCGCGGCGGGCGTCGAGGTGCCCGGGTACGTGTACCTGCGCACGGTGCAGTCGTGACGGCGCCGCGGTGGTACGTGCGGCTCGTCGGGCGCGAGCAGGCGCAGCGCCTGCCCGCGTTTATGCCGTACGTGCTCGTGCTCGGACCGCTCGTCGCGCTCGCGGCGGCGGTCGCGTACCTGAGCGGTAACTCGCTCGCTCTCGCTGCTGTGATCGTCGCGGGCGTCGTGCTCGCGGCGATCGCGTTTCGTTCCACCTCTCACAACTCCGAAGGGATCTAGCGATGATTCAGGCACACAACGGCACCACGTACGCCCGCTGCAGCGCCGCCTGCACGAGCACCCGTCACAAGGTCACAGTCGAGCGGCGGACGCACGACGGGCAGCGTCAGCGCGTCGTACGCACCACGGAGACGCACGACGAGGCGCTGCGGCTCGAGCTGCAGCTGCGGGCACGCCCGGCCGCGGCGGACCGGCAGACGGTCAGCGACGCGATCGACCGCTACCTGACGCTGCACGGTCCGCGGTTCGCGCCGCAGACGCGGCTCGGATACGAGCAGCAGGCGCGCCGCATCCGTGCGAGCTGGCTCGGCGGCACGCTGCTCGACCGCCTCGACGTCGAGCAGCTCGAGACGTACTACTCGCAGCTGCTCAGCGGCACGGACGCACCCGGCGCTCGCGTGCTCTCGACTCGCTCCGTGCGTCTGATCCGCGCGCTGATCCGTGCGGCGCTGAACGACGCCGCTCGCGTGCGGTGGGTGAAGGTCGAGCAGTACGACGGCGCCCGCGTGCTCGGCGCGACGCCGCGTAACCGCTCGCACGAGCCGCTCGATCTCGGCGCGGTCGGTCAGATCGTCGCGGCGGGCGACGACGAGGTGCGCGAGATCGCGCAGCTCGCGATCGAGACGACCGCCCGGCAGGGCGAGCTAGCCGCGATCCGGTGGTGCGACGTCGATCTGCTCGAGGGCGTCGTAAAGGTGCACGCGACCGTCTCGCGTAAGGCGGTCAAGGGCACGAGCGGCGAGACGCAGCTCGTGCGCAAGGCGACGAAAACCGGGCGCCCGCGGCACGTACGGATCTCGCCGAGCTGCGTCGCGATGCTGACGGCGCGCTACGCCCGGCAGCTCGAGCAGGCGGCGCGCGCGGGCGTCGACGACCTCGACGAGCGTGCGGTGCTCTCGACGACGCTCGAGCGCGATCTCGTCGACCCGCGGTCGCTCGGTCAGCGGTGGCGGCGCGCGCGCACCGCCTCGAGCGTGAAGGCGGACGTGCGATTCCACGACCTGCGGCACGTCAGCGCGTCGGCGATGCTCGCGGGCGGCGTGAACCCGGTCAGCGCGGCGGCGCGCGGGTGGGGCGATACGCAGACGATGCTCGACGCGTACTCGCACGTGCTCGGCGGCGTCGACGACGGCAGCTCGAGCGTGCTCGAGTCGACGTGGCAGACGATTACGGCGCTCGCCTCGTGACCTGACGTTACGTCCGTAACGCTACGGCGCCTCACGACCTGATAGGGAAACGTGAGGCGCCGTCTCGCGTCACGGCACAGCGTTACCTCTTGACCGTTTCACGGTGCGGCACGTACGGTCGCTCGTGCTGGCGCGATGCGAGGGCGCGAGGCGGGCACCGTTCACACTCAACCGGGCGAAGCCGCTAGGGGGGTCACGCGTGACCGACGACGATCGCAGCCCGTATATGACCGTGCCAGAGGTCGCGGCGTACCTGCGACTGAACGAGAAAACCGTTTACGAGATGGTGAAGCGCGGCCGTCTCGACTACGTGCGCGCAGGCGTGGTCAAAGGAATTCGGATCACGCGCGCGTCCGTCGACCGCCTGCTGACACAAGCCGACCCGACCGCCGCGGCCGGGTAACCCGCGATGACCTGGCGCCGCATTCGCGCCGGGTCCGGTCACAGATACGTCGACGACGACGGCGAACCCGTCGACGGCGTTACCGCTGTGATCGGCAACGGCGTACCGAAGCCGAACCTGATCGACGCGAGCGCGAAGGAGACGGCCGCGTTCACGCTCGAGAATTGGGAGCGCCTCGCAGAGCTGCCGCTCGCGAAACGTCTGCACGAGATGGAGCGCGGACGGTTCGAGCGGTGGGGTAAGGGCACCGTGCGCGGGACGGCCGTGCACGACCTCGCCGCGAAGCTCTCGGCCGGGCACGAGGTCGAGGTGCCCGACGAGCTGCTCGGACACGTCGACGCGTACCTGCGTTTCGTCGAGCAATTCGAGGTCGTCGACATTGTGTGCGAGGCGATGGTGCTGTCGCGACAGTGGCGGTACGCGGGCACGCTCGATCTGCTCGCGCACGTCGGCGGCGAGACGTGGCTCGTCGACTGGAAAACCGGCGCGAGCGGTATCTGGCCGGAAACGGCGCTGCAGCTCGCGGCGTACGCGCACGCCGAGACGATCGTGCGCAACGGCAAAGAGCAACCGCTGCCGCCGATCGTGCGCGCCGTCGCGGTATGGCTCCGCGCTGACGGGTACGACGTGCACCCGGTCGACGTCGGCGACGAGACGTTTCGCGCGTTCCTGTACGCGCAGCAGGTCGCGCGGTTCCGTGCGCAACCTCGAGCGGCGACGATCGGCGAGGCGCTCGTACCGCCCGGACTCGAGGCGGCGTCGTGAAGCCGCCTCGCGCACCCTGGGACTCTTACAGCTACGGCAGCAGCGAGAGCAGCGAGCCGCCGCGGTGCCCGTACTGCGGGCGCACAATGTCGAACCGCGAGCACGCCGAGCAGGGCGCCTGTAACGACTGCACGACGGCGCAGACGGGCGACGAGCGCGACGACTACCGGAGGCGACCGTGACGCTCGTCCGCGTGCCCGACGTCGTGCACGAGCGCGAGCCGCGCGCGTGGATCGACCTGCTCGCACCCGCGGCCGAGCTGGCGCGCACGATCGCGCCGACCGAATTCGTGCCGCGCGCGTATCGAAACAACCCGCCCGCGATCGCGGCGGCGGTGCTGTACGGCGACGAGATCGGACTCGGCCCGCTCGTCGCGGTGAACGAAATTCACGTGATCGACGGCCGCGTATTCGTCAGCGCGGAAGCGCAGCGCGCGCTCGTGCTCGCCGCGGGTCACGAGCTGTGGCTCGAGACGTCGACGACGTCGCGCGTCACGTGGCGCGGCAGGCGTGCGGGCAGCGATCACGTCGGCGAGTCGACGTGGACCCTCGACGACGCCGAGCGTGCGCGGATCTCAGGCAAGCCGAATTGGAAGGCGTACCCGCGGCAGATGCTCAGCGCGCGCGCGTCGGCGGAGCTGTGTCGCGCAATGTTCGCGGACGTGCTCGGCGGTATCGGCGCGCTCGAAGAATTCGACGACCTCGAGGCGACGCACGAGAGCGCGGCAGCACCGCCCGCACCGCGCACCCGGCGACGCCGCGGCACGGTAGCGGCGGCGGCAACGGCACCCGAACCCGGACCGGCGACGGTGCCCGCGCTGCCGCCGTTACCCGGTGAGACGTACACAGAGCGCGCCGACGTGCTGCCGACCGTCGAGCCGCTCGAGGACCGGCAGCGGCGCCGTCTGCAGTCGCTCGCACGATCACGCGGACTCGACCGCGCCGACCGTATGACGCTCGGCAGCGAGATCGTCGGACGCACGCTCTCGAGCTGGAACGAGCTAACCCGCGGCGAGGCGCAGACGGTTATCGAGCGGCTCGAGCAGCTGCCCGTCGCCGAACGTATGACGGGCGAGGGCGTCGACGACGAGCAGCAGCACCTCGAGGTCGAGACGTGACGTCGCTCGTGCTCGCGCTCGTGCTCGGCGCGCTGTGCGTCGCGTTCGTCGTCGTCGTGGCGGTGCGCGCTCGGATGCACGACCTCGAGCGCGAGGTGCGGTGGTGGGCGGAGCTGCACGACGCGCCGTCGCACGTACGGAAGCTCGACCGTGAAAGGTGAACGTCTGCGCGAGCTGTCGCAGTACCTCGCGCCGGGTCCGTGGCGCGCCCGGCGAGATCACGGCGCGATCGTGCTGTACGACGACGACGGACCCGACGCCGAGCCGCTCGCGCTGATCTACGCGGGCGCCGACCTCGCGCACTACCTCGAGGCGTGCTCACCCGCGGTGCTATTCGACGACGAGCAGCTGCCGTGACGGCGCCGAAGGTCGACCGCTACCGCTGTGCGACGTGCGGCGCTACGTTCTCGGCGTGGGCACCCGCGGAGCGGCACGCAGATACGCACGGAGGCGCCCGGCTCGAGCTGCTGCTGAGGGCGTGACGTGCCGTACGTGCTGCTCGCAGGATTCGACGAGGGCGACGACGTGCTCGCGATCGTGCGCGAGCTGCTCGAGCACGGCGAGCGGTACACAGTCGGCGACGCGATCGTGCTCTCAGATCGGGCGGAGCGACGCCGCGCACAGTCACGCGCCCGGCAGCGAAAGTACCGCGCCGCGTCACGCTCGAGCGTTACGGACGGTAACGCTGCAGCGTTACGCAACGGTGCCGACGACGACGACGAATTCCCTGCTGACGACCCGGGATATAACCGACCTCGCTCCGAAGGAGCTAGGGAGGTCGGTTATCCCGGCGCTGTCACGGACGAGCGTTACGCGCGTGACGCGTCACGCGTTACGCGTCACGCGTTACCCGACGCCGCGCAGTACCGCGCCGACGTCGAGCCGCTGACCGACGACGAGCGCGAGGACGCGCAGCGCCGTATCCGCGAGATGGGCGACGAGCTGCGCGCCTCGAGGTCGACGTGACGGAGCGCGAGCGCCTCGAGCTGCTCGCGGACGATTACGTGCACTACGTCGCCGGTCTGCTCGTCGGCTCGATACGAGCAATCACAGACGACGCGTGCGAGCTAGACGTGCACACAACGGGCGACGGGTATCTGCCGTCGTTCACGGTGCGTCGAGGGCGGGTCGCGTGCGTCGTGCACGTCGAGGCGGAGATTGTGCCGTGAGAGTCTGCGTCACCGCGTGCGAGGTGCGATACGCCGCGCTCGTCGGCATCGCCCGCGACGGCGACGCGAAGGTGCACGGCCGTAAGCCGCGGTGGCCGGTCGGCACGCTCGTCGCGCATATCGTCGGCGCGCTCGGCGAGCTAGTCGTCTCGAAGGCGCTAGGGATCTACTGGCGCCCGGTGATCGACCGACGCGACACCGCGTACGGCGACGTCGCAGGGTACGAGGTCAAGGCGACGCAGTACCCGGACGGCTACCTGCGTCTGCGCGCCGACGCGAAACCTGATCGGCCGTACGTGCTCGTGACCGGCGAACCGCCCGCGCTCGAGATCCGCGGGTGGATCTACGCGCGCGACGGGATGCGCGGCGAGTGGTGGGACGAGCGCGACGGCGAGTACCACGTGCCGCAGTCCGCGCTCGCAGACTGGGAGACGCGCCCGTTCGAGGTGCCGCGGTGACGCGAGTCGAGGAAGCCGCCGCGGCGTACGTGCTCGCTCGACGACGCTGCGCAGACGCCGCAGGTATCGCCGCGGTGCACGAGGCGCAGATCGCGCTCGCATACGCGTACCACGACCTCGAGCTGCTCGTGCTCGGCGCGTGCTCGCTGTGCGACCCGGGAACGTGCCCGGGTCTACTCGAGCACCTCGAGCCGCTGCAGGCGGTACAGGACACGCTGCCGTTATGACGGCGACCGCGGCGGCGCTCGGCGTCTCGTACCGGCGCCTCGACTATTGGGCACGCTGCGGCTACCTGCGACCGCACGGTGAGGGCGCGGGCAGCGGCAGGCGGCGCCGATGGTCCGAGCGCGAGCTGCGCGTCGCGGCGCTGATCGTGCGGCTCGTCGACGCCGGTCTAACGCTGCCCGTCGCCGCGCAGATCGCACGAGCTGCAGTCGTCGCGGAGAAGCCGACGCACTACGAGCACCTAGGCGACGGTCTGTACCTCTCGCTCGTCGTCGACGTCTAACCCATCGCGGGCGGACCGACGAGGATCGCGTACGCGATCACGGCGGCGAGAAACAGCACGACGAGCACGATCGTAACGACGCGCGCCGTGCGGTCGCTCACTACTCGAGCAGCTCGGCATCCGGGCGCGAGTCGCCGAGCACGCGCGGCGAGAGCGGATACGGCGGCGGGCACGTCATAGGCGGACGTCGATCGTCGCGGCCGTGCGACGTCATACCGCGCCCGCAGATCGCGCACGGCTCGAGCACGGCGAGATCGTCACCAACGAAAACCGCGCGCGTCGTGCACGGCGCGTACTGCGTCTCGCGATACTCGAACCGCTGCCGACGCATACCGCGCCCGGCGCGCACAGTCGCGACGACGATCACGATCAGATACCTAGCTCGTCGATCAGACGCTGCAACGCGGCGCGCTCCGCGTCGCCCATCTGCGCATCCCACGACGACTCAGCGAGCCACCCGTCGCGCGGTATCACGAGGTCGAGATAGATCACGAGCTGCACGAGCACGCGCACGTCGTCGGGACTCACGGCGAGATCCCTGCCGCCTTGAGCACGCGCGCGGGCACGCCCATAACGCGGAAGGCGGCATCCGAGATCCCGCGCTCAGCTGCCCACGCGGCCGCGACCGCGACGAATTCCTGCTCGACCGCAGCAGCGCCTCCGTCGCGCACCTCCGCCGCGATCTCGCGCAGCTCGAGTACCCGCTGCTGCAGCTCGAGCGCCTTCACGTACGACGGCACCTCGAGCGCACGCTCGGCGATCGCGTCGGCAGCGCGCTCGATCTCGTCGGGATCGTGCGACCAATTCGGGAAACCCTCGAGACGTCCGAGATACGCACCACGCGACGACCGGCGCCCGTCTGCGCGCGCCTCGCTCTCGACGTCGAGCTGCTCGAGATACGCGCCGATCGCACGCGACGCGACGTGCTTACTCGCGAACGTCTTACGCTGCGCGGCCGTCAACGTCTGACCCGCCTTACGCCCGGCGCCGTTCGTCGACGCCTTCACTCCGTGCTTACTGACGCGGTGCCGCTGCAGATTGTTCCGCGTGATCTGCTGCCCGCATTCGGGACACGCGACCGGCGTACGCGCCGCGCTCATCGTCTGATCCTTCGCCACTGTTACCGCCTCCGTCTGCGCGCCTCGCGCTCGCTCAAGAGATCAAGACGGAGCGACTGCCGCGAGGGCGTCTCGTCGCGTGAGAGGTGGTAACCGTCTGGCTGCACGTAGCGACGCTGCCCGACGTCGCCGAGCGCGTCGATCACGTCGAGACGTTCCATCGTGCAGCGCGTGCACCGCAGCGCGAGCGTCTCACCCCAATTCGCTAGGCGACGGTCGGGCGTGAATTCGTCCCACGCGTGCCCGTACGTACGGCACCTCTCGTACTCGAGTCGCTCGAGCAATCGGTTACGGCGTGCCACGGTGGCTCCCTACTCCGCCCG